CCCGCCGTCCGCTCCATCATTTCCGTCGGAACCGTCCGCGCCGGTGGCGCCATCCATCACATCAATTGTTTTTGTACCATCTGCGTCCGTGATGGTTATCCGGTGTCCACCGGATATGATCGCAACGGTCACAGTAGGGGATACACCATCCGTAATGCCCAGCGCCTGTAAAAAGTCGGCAACTGATATGCGCCGGAAGGTATCCCCCTGCCGGATGTAGACGCTGTCGCTACCAGCCACATCGGATACGGCAGGCACATCCGTAATGCGTTGATAATCCATCAAAACACCCCCACGTAAGCATAGGTTTGTCCGGCATGGTCCAGCTGATTTGCCGGATGTGATCCTGTAGAATTATAGTACCAGGATACCGTATTGCCGGACACGGTAACTTCCAAGTTGGATAAAACGCCATTTTCAATTACGCTAAATCCAGTTGCTGCATTTGGTGCCAAAATCAGCATCCCGTATCGCGCAAACCCTTTTTGCGTAATAAGCACAGCTTTTGGCGTTCCCCCTTGAAATGTAATGGAGTTTTTGGCACTGCTTCCGGTTTTCCCGGTGCCTACATAGGTGCCAGCTTCGGACGTTTTTGGCTGCTCTACTGTCCGCCAAAAGGGCGCCCCGGATTTGTTTTGGCATAGGTACATCCCGTCTGCGGTCGGAAACGGCATCTGACCAATGGCCGCCGCCGTTGTGGCGTAAAACAATCGGTTAGCCAGCCAGGATGTTTTGCCGGTACCGCCACGCGCAACGCCCAGGGTGCCGCTATTGATATCCGATGCACCATGCGTATGCGTTGCTGCCGCCTTGCCGTCCCACTTGTTCCGGTCGGCGGCGGTTACGTGCGCCACTTTATCCCCCAAGTGCGTGATTAAGTTTGCTACGCTACGGGCCAGTTTACCAAAGGCGGTGGATAGCTTTTCCCCCGATTGCAATGCGGTCAGTGTGCCGGGCGTGGTGTAGGTCGGGGTTTGATCATTGGTTGCGACATTGGGCACGTTACCAAGGCCAATCTGGGCTTTAGTTACGTTGTGCGGATTCTGCTGGTTTTCTGTGTGGGATCTGAGCTCGGCCGCGCTGGCGTAGGCCAGAGATTCGCTGATTTCGGCAGACACGTCTTGTGCTTCCCCCACAAAAATTACAATGCTATACTCCAGCTCCAGGATTCGCTTATCTTTGCTGGGGACGTAGTCCGCAGTGCCTTCTGCCTCATAGCCCAGAGCATACAGGATTTCGCTCTCAGCGTCGTCGGGATCCTCCGCAAAAATTCCCACTTCGGTAATGCGGAAGCCGTCGGTAATACTGTTGTTGGAAAATGTGCTTGTCAGGGTAACGTATTGCCCCCCTGTCGTAATCTTGGTCAGCGGCAGTGTGGCCAAGGGATTGGACAGGGCTGTTGCACTTTTAATGTCCTGTGCTGCGCCGTTGCCCAGCTGGATACGCGTAAATTTCAGGGCGGTACCCTCCAGGGCCCGCAACAGCAGCACATTACCCGCACTTGTTAAATTTGGTGTCATGGCGTAGCCTCCACGTATAAGATTTTGTCGCCCTCGTCGGTAAGTACGGCGTCGGACTCGTCCATAAATGCTGTTAGATTATCCGCTGCGGCCCCCACGGTCAGGGTTTGCTTGGCTGCGATGCGGACCGCTGCGCCAACGTACAGTTTGGCCTCCGCCTGCACCAACTGGACGCATGGCGCGATCACTAGATTGGCCGGAATGCGCTGCCGCAAGTCGTCTAGAATGCGCAGATAATCCACAACAGACGGTAGTTTAATCCCCAGGGTGTACCCGTCTATGGTGGGCGCGGGATTATCCACCCCGCAAAGGGACCGTAACCAATTGGTCAGCCAACGGTAGGTATACGGCAATTCCGTATTCCACATTGCCTTTATGCGCGCGCGTCGCTCTTCCAAGGGACCGTCGCCCACAGATAGGCCTAAGATAGCCTCCCAGCGTCTACAGCCATAGTCTGACAGGGATTCAAAGAAAAAGTCATCTGGCGCTGCCTGCACGATCTGCCGAGATTTCATGAATTCTGGTTGTTCCGAACCTGCAATTTGCTCAAATTCAATCAAATCCTGTAGGTAACGCGGCCAGTACTCCTTAAGTTCCATTTGTCACCGCCCCTAAGACGGGAATGGCGTCGGATGCCAGAGAAATATTTGATGTTCCCTGGTTGATCGTTGTTCCCGTGATATCGATAATTCCATCTACGCTCAGGATTCTCGTTTCAATTTGGCTGATTCGGACGATCAGGTTTTCGTTGTTGGCCCAGGCGCGCGTCAGTTCTGCAAAGTAATCCTGGATGGCAGCTTTGACATCTGCCTGCGTGCTGGCCCAAGATGCTGCACCCTGAAAGGTCAGTTGGAAAGCAATATGGATCGTCGTTGCTTTGACGCCGGCAACGGTGACGGTATGCCCAATTGGCGCCAGACCGACGCCGTTGCCTTGCGTGCCCACAGGGTCAATTGCTTCCTGGATTTGTTCGATCAGTTCGGACGACGGGACACCCCATTCGCTGTCCACCAACACAATTTTCACGGTTCCTCCGCCGTTCCAGACCGGGAAAACCTTCACGGCCCCCACGCCTGGGAGCAGTTCGACCTTGTTCTTATAGTCGGCGATATTTCCTCCAAATGCTTGTGACTCCAGGGAATCAAAGTAGCGGGTCCGAAGGGCGTCGTCGCTCTCTTCATCTTCTCCGGGGACCAGAATATCAGATAATTGCGCGGCAGCTAAATCGGGCACGTAGTCAATAGGGTACAAAGTACCAATGTACTCGTTACCAATCGTGCCGGCGGCCTCTGCGGTAAGCTGGTATTGCCCCTGGGTAATGGTGCCGGTGACAACATAATTGATATCTCCGCCGGAAAACCTTGTACCGATTGCTACCGTACAACCGGCGCCGTCAGCCGTTTCAAAATACCCCTTTCGGACGGCATAGGTAGCGGCGGTCCGTAATACTCCACGTTCCCGGCATTTCTTTGTCAGATCGTCGCCGGTTGCTGTGTCCGGGAAAGCCCGGTCCATCAGGTAGGCCAATTCAATGTACATAATGGCCAGTTCTGCCGCCGCTGGCGCAATGGCATCGTAAATAATGGATCCTTCCCGCTTGTCTACCGATGCAGATACGCGGGACAGGCAGCGTTCCATAATGGCTTCAAAGGTCATATCCTCATACATTCCGCGTCACCGCCCTTTCTACTGGGATTTCCCCGAAAATCGTTTCTGCCGTGAATTGAATGGATATGGTGCGCCTGTCCAGTTGGACGACGCTGAAATTTGTGATTCCGGTGATCCGGCTATCTGCCAGTAAAGCTTCCTGCACGATGCGCCTCGCCTCGCTGGTTAATGTTTGTGTGCTTCTTCCGAACACGCCGTTCAGTTCGATTCCGTAGTTCCAGGAATAAATCAGGTAGGTAAATCTCTCAGTCAATAGGATTTTTAGGATTGCTTGCCGCATGGCATCCGTCCCGTCCACATAGCCGGTCACCCGACCGGTGGATAAGTCCATTTTGTAGGTTTTGGTGGCCTGCCCAGAAGCGGCCAGGACGTCTACCGTGGGGCCAAGTACTCCGTCTTGTTTGGGAATGAGCGCCATAAGATCACACCTTCCCTAAAACTAGAAATGATTGACCGCCGTGGTTTCGAAGCAGTGCCAATTTATCGCCGACGGCCAACGGATCCTTATCTTGCGCCTTCAGCGTCACAATTGCTCCAGCGGGCAGGTCAAAGCGGTTGTCTACCCGGACTGTAAGCGGGGAAACTGCGGTTACCTGGCCAAACAAAAAAGCCGCAGGAACAGTCGCGTTTTGCGTCTGCACGGCAACTTTTTTCATCGTATCTAAGATCGACATATTACACCACCTTCAGCTTCAAAGACATAGTTTCTTTGATCAGATCTGCACTGTGTTCTTCTACGATAAAGCATGCGTTCACGCCGATTTCCTCTATCCCGACGTATAGCGCGCGACCGGCTCGTACAGACAGATTTAGCAATGCCTTGATTTCAAAGGATTTCTTCGGACGGTTGTACAGCTCCAGCATTTGGCCGCCCTGTTCTTTAATTTGCGCCTCGTTCATGTTTTCCTGCGCAGTTTCATAGTCCTGCAAAACGCCCCAGAGTGCCATGTTGTTGGAATCCTGGAAGATATAGATGTCCCGCTTTCCGGTTGTTTTATTGTCTCGGACCAGCTTAATTTTGTTATAGGTTTCGGAGTCAATTTCGGTTTCATAGGTATATCCTGTGGCGACGCTCTTATCGCCAATAAATAAATCCAGCTTTGATTTTGCTACGTCCGTGATCCGGATCGACCCGAAATCATCCCACAAGACGTACATTTTTCCGGTGTGGACCAATGTGTGGTCCAAGGCTGTCAGAATAATATCAAACAAAGTCTGCCCATCCTCGACCATAGACGGTATGACATAGCCGGTATTTTCCAAAGATCCACAGGCCAGGTCAAAATCAGCTGCGATTTGTGCTAAGATCTCATCTGCCCGCTTGTTGGCAAATACATAGGTCTCCTTATTTTTCTTCAGGTACCAGGTCTGGTCATACGCCGTGACGGTTACCTGATCCTTTTCATCTTGGCTGATTTTGACCACGTAGCCGTAAAAAAGGCCGTCTGTATCATCCTTTAGCGCAAGAATCCCGCCATGGGCCCACGCGATTTCGCTGCTGGCAAGCGTGGTCAGCTCCAGCGAGGCCGGTGATCCGCTTCGTTTTGTTTCCCATTTCACGCCGGTACACAGGGAGGTAATGTCGAATGCATCACCAGTCTGGTTGTTTTGGTATAGGATTGCAATACTCATGGGATGGTTAACACCTGCCCTGGGTAGATTAGGTTGGGATTGCCGCCAATAATTGCTTTATTGGCATTGTAGATTTTGACATAGTCGCTGCCTTTCCCATAGAATCGTCTGGCGATATTCCAGAGACAATCTCCTTTGACTACGGTATAGGTCTTTGGGGTTCCTTCCGGCTGGCCCGCGCGGTTGTTGTCTTGCGCCACCGGCTTCTTCTCTTGCAGCACGATCCGGCGCGGCGAATAATCTTTCCATTCCACCAATTTGATGGAATAGTACAGATCGCCCAGTTCGCCAGATCGTTCTTCGTAATCAAAAGTGTCGATGCCCATCTGGGTATTCATGTCCAAATCCGTGCCTGTAATCAGGAAGCGTACCGGCTTCAGAGCGTCCCGCGCCTTTTGGATGGTCCGGACAAGCTCGGGCGGGGGCGTTATAGCCCCCGTCACATATGGCGCGCTGTGGACCGGAAAGAAGCTGTCCCAGGAAATGGTCCGTAGGCCTTTTTGCCGTAGGAGCAAGACATCCCCCAAACCTAAGACAGAAACGGTTTCATTTCCGCCGGGGGAAGACACTTTAATCTTCTCGGGCAAAACAGGGATCACGATATCATGCCCATCCACAATTAAAGCCATTGTGTAATTGCCCATTATGCGTAAACCCCCTCTGCGGCAGCGACGAATTCGTCCTCCAGTTCTATTTCGATCCGGCGCGCGAGCTCATCGTAATCTGCACGCTCGTTGACGGTGGCGTCAATGGCAACAGTCGGGGTCAGCGTTACAAAATTCTGGACATAGCGCATTTCGGCCACGTCCCGAAGGAACTTCAAATCCTCTTCCGCAATGTTGACATCATCTTCTATGGATCCGACGGAATCCACATAGTCAACATTTCCAATATTTCCGCTTCCCCCGCCGCCTCCGCCGCCGAAGTAGTCCTCTCCGCCGGATCCGGTAGCTTCGCTCCCGGCTGCAGCTGCCTCGGCCTTCGCAGCGGCAATTTCCGCTTCACGCTGGGATTTTTCAGCTTGAGCCTCGGATGCCATTGCATTTAAAGCTGCGTTGCGTTCTTCAATTTGGGAATTGATCTTATCCTGATATGCGGCCAAATCAGCAGCACGGGCCTGTTTGGCTGCTTCATTTTCCAATGCGGCAGTTGTTCCGAACGTTACCTGGTCAATTAGCCCGATATTAACTCCTGGTATTTTGTTTAGCATGTTGATAAAATCATTTATTATATTGATTGCACCATTTACTAGATTTTGCAATATGGTTAAAACACCAGCCTTCATATCACCCATGAAGTTCTGTATGTTTACCCCGACTTTATAGAAAGTGAGCTGGAGGTTGTTCCACATATTTTGAATCCAGGTGATGCCAATCATAAAACCAATTTTCAATCTGTCCCAATGCGTTAAAAATGCATTTACCACAATTAACCAGACAACCTTTAGTCCGCCAATAGACTGTACCCACTTATAAATTGCAGCAATAATTACGCCGATCACA